AGATTGGTGACCAACGGGCCCAAGCCCTTCTCGTCCAGGCGCGCCAGCGTCTCCGCGTCCAGCTGGTTGCCGTCGTAGTAGTCGCAGGCCTTGTCTGCTTCGCGGCGCCAGCTGGGCTGATCGCGGATCTCGTCCAGCCAGCGCTCGAGCTGGGACACGGACAGCGCGCCGGGTTCGGCCGGCGCCTGATCGCGGGCGTGCGCGGTCGCGCCGTCGCTGCCATCGAGGAGGCGAAAACCGGTAACGGAAGTGTTCATGCGCGCCAGGATTCCCGGTGTCGTTTGAAGTTTGAGGGCACGTTGTTGACTGCGAAGCGCAGGGACATCACGCCGTAGCGCGATGCGGATATGACGTCGTCGTCGATCTTCACGATGGCGCCGTCCTTGCGGTGATAGGTGCGGTACTCGGAAAGCCACAGCTCCAGGTGCGAAAACACCTTGAACCGGCCGGTCATCATTCGGTCCAGCATGATCTGAATGCCGGCCTCCACGCCGTTCGAGCCGTCTTCGAACTGTGCGCGCTCGGGCAGCATCGCCACTTCCTGCGCCAGGTAGGCATCCCGCATGGGAATGCCCGTGTCCTTCTGCGCCTGCAACGCATCATGCGGCCACGCAACAGGAATCCACTTGCCGCGCGCTTTGATCGCGCTGGCATGCACGGACACCGGCTGCTTTCTTTCGGCGTAGACGTCGTAGACGTAGACGATGTCGGCGTCCAGGTTGTGGGCGAGCCAGGCGCCGGCCGTCGGGTGATCCCAGCCCAGATCCAGACCGCAGATGCGCGGCCAGCTATCCGGGATGTTGAATGGCGGCACCACGATGCTGGATTCCGGCACCGGGAACACCGCGCCCGAACCCAGCACCGGCTTGCCGTAGGCGCGGGCTTCGCGTTCGTGGTCCGGGTAGCTGGCCAGGATCGCGTCGGCCTGCTCGCGGGTGTAGTGCTCGGCATCGTAGATGCCCATGAACACCACGACCGTGCCGGTGTGCTTGTCGATCAGAAACCGCTTGACCGTCGCCGACATGCCCATCAGGGGAGTGAAGGTCATGTACACCGGGCCCAACGTGGTGTTGGTCCGGGTGATAGCCTCCATGTAGATGTCGTGCGGCGGCTCCTCGTCCAGCCATACGAAATCGAGCGTTTCCGCCTGGAACTTCGCCCGGCCCTGCTCGTAATTCCGGAAGCCCAGCACGCTCTCCCCGGCCTGCACGTCGCCGCCGCCGCCGTGGCGCACCACGATCATGGACACCGCGCCCGGCACACCCGCAAGCGGCGCCACTTCCTTGATGGCATCGGCCGGGATGGCGCCGGTGCCGCGATCGCTCTCGACCCCGGGCCGGCCCAGCAACAGGCGCTGCATACCGTCCCGCGTCAGCGCCGCCGAAACCGAGGCCGCCCAGCCCGCCGTGGGCTTCTGGAAAACCTTGCCTTCCCACCATTCCGGGTAGCGCCCGGTCAGGTGCATCGCCGTCTCGTACGCGCCCGAGTAGGTCTTGCCCAGCTGGTTGCCGGCGGAAAAAAGGCGCTCGCGGTAAGCGGCGCCCTGGGCGTGGAACTCCCTCTGTTTCGCGTAAGGCCGGTAGTACTTGAGCCGGTTGCGCTTGGCGCGCCAGGCGCGCTCTTGCAACGCCCTGGCCAGCATCAACCGCGGATTGGACATCAGTGCATCGTGGGCCCGGTGCCGGCGCCTGCCGCGCGCAGCTGGGCAAGGACCTTCTCGACCGGCACGCCTTCAGCCTGCGCAATTTCCTGCGCAGCTTGCGCGATCGCGGCATCCAGTTCGGCGTCGGATTTCTTGTCCAGATCGCCCACGCGCAGCTCCTTGCGCTCGACGAACATTCCCAGGTGACGCCCGATCAGCTCCAGGTTGGGCGTCTTGGGCGCCAGCTTGAGCGTGAAGTTGCCGTTGCGGTCCCAGGACCAGCCAATGACGCAGCGGCGCACCTGCTCCGGGAGCAGCTTCAGGTCGCGCGGGCTGGTGATGTCGCGCACCTCGCCGGTGGTCGGATCGGTTACCACCAGGTCGGCCGGGTCGTAAAAGCCCATTGCCACCCATTCCTCGAGGACCCGCTTGGCGGTGACCTCCAGCTGTGCCGAAAGCTTGTCGCGCATGGCCTGCACAGCCGCGGCGACGTTAGCCTGGGCTAGCAGGCGGGAAGCGCCACTGACGGCCGCCGAACCACGCGCCGCGTAAACGGCCTCATAGGCCTTGGTCTGGTTCGTGAACCCACCCGCGGCGAACTCCTCCACGAAGCGCCGCTGTTGAGGCGACAGCGCGCTATCCGCAGATATTACGCGGCGGCCTGCGGTCAACAGAGCACGTTTCCGGCGCGCAGGTGTCTTCTGCGCCGGCTCCAATACGTGGGATTTCGGCTTAGGCATAGCAGAGGCTGTAACAGGATGAAATACAATCGCCTCGCAATTGCATCACCGCGGGGCAAACTTGAGAGGACAAAATGCTCGACGATGTGGCCGACAAGGCGCGGCGTAACCTAATGATCGTGTCCAATGGAATCCTTGCTGTTGCAGCGCTGGGAATTCCTTTAGACGGCAAACTCGTTGGAGCCGTCGATTTAGGCTCCGTAGAGCCCTGGCGCGCATGGATAACCATCATCGTGGTCTTGATCTACTTCGCGGCGCGCTATCGGCTGGCACCCTCGACGGTGGAGAAATGGGCGGACTGGGCAGAGCGACGGCAAAAGAAGTTCAACGCAATACTGCGTTTTTCCCTCCAGCACGCCCTCGGAAAGAAACTCGAACGAGATCATTCCTCTGAGGTAAATCTGGTTTGGCAGGACCATCGGGACAAGGAAGGAGCACTTGAACCTGGTCTACCGGTGTTTCCGAAGATCGGCAAACGCACTGGAGAGTTCGAATACTTCTGGCGCCTTTCACCGGAAATGGAGGCTCTCTCCGTAACCCTAGAGCTTGATGTCGAAAAATACCCAACTGAATACATGTGGGGTGAATATAGATTTACCCCTAAGTTCTACCTAAAGGCTCACTGGCGCGCCGTGCGGCATGCCTATAAGCCCTCCTGGGATCTGCTTGAATTGTCGCTGCCCTGGGTCGTTGCGTTCGCTGCAGCCATTGTTTGCGTCATCAAGTTAGGCTTCAGCCTGTACTACGAATTTCCTTTCGTCCGCCAATTGCTGTCGACATGAAAAAACCCCGCTCGGCTTGCCGGCGGGGTTCTCAGGCGCACTGGCGACCAGTGACAGAATGACGCGGATTTTGCGGGTCCAATCGGCAACTGTCAACCGACATGCGGTGGTAACGCGCTTTTCGCTAGCGCTCTTCTCCCGTCCAACCCCGCCCTTTCAATGCATTTGATGCAGAAATTTGCTATTGTTACCAAACATATCGAAATAGCGACTGCACTTCTGAATGACCAATTCAACACCGCCCGAACGAACGACAAACTGGCCTCGGTCCGGCCTGAAAGCCCTTCTTTCCGCAAGTGGAATTGCTGCAATTACAGGCGCCATAACCTGGCTCGGAACTACGTCATACGAGCGTGGGCAGCAAAGCAGCCAACTTCAACACCTGACGGTCCAACTCGCAAAACTGGAGAATGCGGACGCGCAACGCATTTCTATGAAAGAGCGAGCAGAGGCGGCCGAGCGCGATTTAAGCACTGCGAGAGAGCAGCTTGCTCGCCTACGCACGGACCTCGATTCTGTGCAACAGCGGTTCACCATCGCGCAGGCCCGCATTTCAAAAGCCGAGAAATGCAATTATCTTGAAGCGATAGCAAGGATCAGCCAGGAAAAGTATAGGGTCGCTGCCAACTGGGCGGGAGGTTCCCCAAATGATTATGCGCATCCCTACTACACCGAGGCATCTGCCAATTACGAGCGTGATCGCGCGAACCTGACTGCTTGCTTGACAAGCCCGGCGGAATAAGGGGACGCCGCAATTGCGGTCGAGACAGAATATGGTCGGGTGGCTCTGAGCGTTGAACAGGGGGCATTGTTGGAATTGGAGTCATTCCCGCCTGTTCAAGCTCTTTATTGTCAGGCTAGCCCAACGATTCCGGCGACTATCAGCGCGTTCTCTATCTGGGCCATCGCCTCAGCTTCCTGGCCAATGACCGCCTTCCCGGCGTGCTTGGGTGGCAATCGTGACCCACGCAGCCAAAGCGTAATTTTTCCGTTCTGGTCGGTGACGGTGCGCTCGCTGATTCCGGCCTTGCTGGCCAGGTCAGCAAGCGCGATGCGCGGCCGGTTCGACTTGGTCGCGAAATACCGCATCACCAAGCCGTCGCGGACAATCCGATGCACGACATGACCCGACAGCACGCCGGCGCCCATCGCGGCATCCGAAACGACTCGGATGGACTGCAGCCATTCCGCGTTCCAGACGGCGCTATGGCAGCACGGGCACGGTGTGGTCTGCGGCAAAAATGCTGCCTCGAGGATCCGCTGGTGCAGCGGCGACAGCGCTTGCAGTTCACGCAAAATGAAGCCCGCCTGTGCTGCGCCGTCGACGCCGGCCAGGCCGCGACCGGTGCGCGGCGTGCGGTCGGCCATCTTCACCATGGCCGGCCGGTCCAGCGTGCCGCTGGAGTAGTTGAAGGCGTACGTGAGCGCCTGGTGGGCACCCTTGAAAAGCGGTTCGGACACTGTGCGCTCCTGGCAATCGAGAAAAATTCGTGCGCCGGCCTGCCGGGCCAGCTGGTCATTCCTGGTCATGAAACCCGCCGTTGCGAGGGCTGCGCGCACCTGCCAGGCTCTGCACCGGCGGCTGGGCCTGGCCGACGCGCTCCAGGTTCAGGCCGAGACGCGACGCGAAGGAAAGCGGCTTGCGAGCCGGCGCGCCTTTGACGATTTCGACGTCGCCGCGGTAGCCGGCGATCGCGCGGGAAACTTCGTCCTCAGTCTTTGGCGCTGCCGGCGGCGTGGGGGGCACCGGAGGCTGCGCTTTGGGCTGCGCATCCGCGATCGATGCAGTCAGCCATCGGCTGTACGCATCAGCAGGCGAGGCAGCCGCACGCGCCACCTGTCCGCAACTGCACTCCCACAGGCCCGATGCAGCCTTGCG